GGTGCGCAAGGTCCTGATGGTGCGCAAGGTCCTGATGGTGCGCAAGGTCCTGATGGTGCGCAAGGTCCTATCGGTCAGCCGGGGCCAGATGCTGTAGCAGGCAAAGACATAGATATAACTGGCCCTGCTGCTGGCCCTAAGACTATTGACGCATTACCGCAGTTTATCTTTCCGCAAGGTGCTGCAACAGCCAATGCAGAAGTAGGGCAGCACTTAGTAGTTACAGGGATAGACGGCGACGGTAACGCTATCTTGGGTTTTGAGTGGATTAAACCCACAGACTATCAGGTAGTGTTTAACAACGTACCAGATACAAACAGCACTACTACGTTTGAAACATACCTTACGCTTGATGCTTCTATCGTCGCTGGTGGCCTTTACATTGTAGTATTCAACGGCAATGTAAGTATGAACAGCGTAACCAACGACCACATAGGCGCACTGTTCCAAGACGGCGTAGAAATAAGACGGTCAATGATAGAAATGAAAGACGCCGCAGGCGCTGGGCCGGGTGGTACTAATCAGCAAATACCTGCCCCGCTAGTGTCGGATGTTTTAGCGCTTGATGCGGGTACAGATTATGTTTTTGAATACCGGTACCAGTCAGAATCTAACGGAGTTTTGGCTACCACGTGGTATGGGAACCTGCAACTTATCAGGGTAGGAGACTAACAATGCTAAACGCTGAAGTTATTATAAATATAGTTCGTAATTTATCAGACTCTATTTACGAAACGATTAGTGAGGAGTACCCAGAGAACCTACTACACTCTTTCGAGGATCAGGTAGTAATAGCCCGCGCTGTTACAACGGGTAACGCGTTCGGTAACGATGAGGAACTGGCCGCTATGTATGCAAGTGAGCATGGCACCATAGACGAATGGGCGGCATCGGTTGCAGAGATAGATGACAACTTCCGTATGGCAAGGCTACAGCTTACTTCGTTATACAAGTCTGCTGTAACACTTGCACCACAGGCAGAAGCTAACCCGGCTATGGGTGCCACGGCTATTCAATCGTTAATGGCTCAGACACAAGCTCTAATACTTTCCATAACCGATGAGGGGTCAGAAGCACAGATAGATTTGCTGACAGAGCTACAGCAGACGGGCGAGCGTTTTCAAGCAACATTAGAGGAGGCCGCTAGCGAGTCAGCGCCTGATGCTGACGAACCTACCGATAGCGAGCTTGACGCCATAGAGGATGCAGACGAAAATGCAGGTTAAAGCTACTGTAGGTAAGTTTGTAGATAGCTTACGCAATGCAATAAGCGGTATAGGGGGTGAGAACGATCCAAGCCTCTACAACACGGTAGGGCGCGTCAGGACGACGCGCACAGAAATGACCTTGCTGTATAAACACTACTGGCTGATGCGCAAGGTTATAAACATACCTATTGAGGATATGTTAAAGAACGGGCGCACAATAACGCCGGGTGGTGTATGGGACGCTGATAAGATAGCTGAGTATGAACTAGCGTGGAAAAAACTAAAGGTAGACGCTGCTATAACTAGTGCTATGCGTTGGGCGGCGCTATATGGCGGCGGCGCTATTATCCCTGTTAATGACACTATTGATTTATCCATACAAAACGATCCGACTGTTTTTAGTAACGGCGGTATACACCGTTTTGTAGTGCTTGATGCATTTGAACTTTTAGACAATGATTCAAGGCAATTCATACAAGACTTGCGTAGCCCTCATTTTAAGATGCCTGAAACGTTTTCTTACAACGGGCAACGTATACACGTTACTAACTTAATCCCTGTACATGGTGAGGAGCTGCCAGCACTTGAGGTTAACGATTCAGGTAACGTTAGACGTTTCTGGGGTGCTGGTATGCCCACCTATCTTAAGGAACCCATATTGCGCCTAGAAGCTGCTAAAAGAGCAGTAGCAGGCATGATGCAACAGAACAACGTGGACTACTTAAAGGTAGAGGGACTGTATACAACGCTATCCGGTTGTGGCGACGGTGCAGAGCATGAGGGAATGATGCAAAGCATTATTGCGCGGGCGCTTATGTTCGCCAAGTTCAAGGGTCCGTATAACATGGCTGTCATGGATAAGACAGAGGATATAGAAAGGCTCAAGTATGACTTTGGCGGTATACCTCAAATACTGCACGAACTCATGCTGGATATAACAGGGGGTAGTGACATACCGCTAGTACGTATGTCTGGTATATCGCCGGGTGGTCTGAACAGCACTGGTGAAAGTGATCTCAAGAACTACAACGGTAAGATAGAAGCGGACCAGCAAGTAAAACTTGCCCCTATCTATGATTTTCTAGATCGGTTCGTAACGGCTCATTGTTTCGGTGAAGTAATGGACGTGCCATATACAATCAATAAGCCGAATCCAGAGAGTGAAACAGAAATCACTGAACGTCAGTCCAAGTACGCGGAGACGATAAATAAAATTGAGTCAATGGGCATACTGCCTGAGTACTTAATCCTAAGAATGCTACAGGCTGAGTTTTCAGACATACCAGACGATCTAATAGACGAACTGGAGGCCGTACACAACGAAGAATCTACAGACATTGTTAACAATGATGACGGGTCTGGCGAAAACGACGATTTAGACGACCCTGAAAACAATGGTGATAATACCGATGATAGTGATCCAGACGGAACTGGAGGCGAATAAGATAGCGGCTGCAACTTTTATAATTTGTAGTAGCCTATAGTTTATCTATTCGTTAAAAAGGTATAACCGATAATGTTTAAAATATTTGCTCGATTCAGTTCGCAGCACCAGAACTTAATAACGATGGTCAGTGCCGTTATGTTATTGGGCTTGCTGGTGAGTACGGCTGTCTACTGTAGCGTCCGTATTGATGAGAAATCCGATAAAACTTACAGCTTAGAAACAGGCTAATACAATGGCAGCAAGGCGTAGGAGAACCAAACCGGTAAACCCCGTTAGGGTTAACGCCGCCTTGCTGTCTGCTTATCGCAGAGACCTGCAAAAAGCCAATACTATCTACAAAGCACAGGTAGATAAGCGGGTTAAGACTTTGCTAAGGCAGATAGATGCATTAGACCGTACAAGGCCGGGTGCATTTGCTCAGGCAGCAGAGAAACTACAAACCAGTATTGACAATCTACAGCGTAATTTAGATGCCGCTAACAGGCGCAGTGCAGCCGCTGTAGATAGGTTTGTAGCAAGAGCTGACAGGGAGAACCGCCGCCGTACTGTGGCTGTATTTAGCAGACGGGGGGCCGCAAATGATATAGATGCTGTACTGAACTCAAAAGCTAGCATAACATCGAAAAATATACGGCGATTAGCTGACCGTTACAAAGCTGACTTAGATGACGTTAACCGCGATTATTCCGATAGAGTGCAGATCATTTTACAAGCCAGACTTGGCGGTTCACGTGCGGATAGTCGTAAAGCACTTAGGAACGCCCGAAGCATTGTCACGCGTCGTATCAAGAACACAGCAAGCAATCAAGCGCACAATATCAACGCTAGTCTTAACCGTACTCGCCAAGCTGCACTTGGTGCCAAAGGGTATATGTGGAGAACTAGAGACGATGAGAAAGTTCGTAACAGTCATGCTGAGTTGCACAACACAGAGCAAAGGTGGGCTGCACGTCCGCAACCACTTAACAGGCACCCCGGCGAGGATTTTAATTGTCGCTGCGATGCCTTACCCATCGTAGAGGTTTAAACACTGTGAAGTTATACGACACCATTGCACTGCAAGGCGGTTTTACCCGTAACGCCAATGGGTTCTTGGTTGCTAATGCAACGATAGCGCGTGAGGGTGTACTTGATTATCAGTGGTGGCAGGTTGACTCACAGATAGCTGAAAAGATTGATAAGGAGATTATACGTGTTTTCCGTAGTGCTGCTGTACTTGGTGCCGATATGTCCAGCTACGATAGCTTGGCAGTGGTTGACTTCCACATGGGCACAGACGTTTCTGTAAAAGACAAGGAGCAGATACGCGGGTTGTTTACTGAAGCGCGTCTAGAGGATGGAAAGATAAAGGGACGTATAACCATTACAGACAACGACACTATCTATGATGTTGAGCATAACGGTAAGCGTGAGCTGTCGTTAGGTTATGACACGGAAGTACAGATAATGTCGGGTAATTTTAATGGTGAGAATTTTGACGTAGAGATAACTAAGATTTTACCTAACCATGTGGCAGTAGTTGAAAAAGGCCGTTGTGGTCCAGAATGTGCGATTGGTGACAGTGCGGGTTGTGGTTGCCAGTCTTGCGAAGCTAAAACCCGTAACCGTAAACCTAAACCAACTGAGAGTAATACTATGACCGACAAACTAGCCCAAACACTTGTAGCAATGGCCGTTATGGATTCAGTTGTTAACGTTGCACAGGCAGACGTGCCAGCGTTTAACGCACTGAAAACAAAACTAGCTGATCAAGCTACAACTATCAGCGAACGTGATGCGACTATTTCTGAAAAAGATGGTGAGATAGCAACACTTAAAGCGCAACTTGAGGATGCAGAAAACAAGCTTAAGCCCGAAGCTATCGGTAAGCTAGTTGAAGCCGCTGCTGCGGAACGTGGTGCCATTCTTACCAAGGCGTCTACCTTGCTTGATTCTGCCGATCTTAAAGGCACTAACGCCGACATTATGCGCAAAGCTATTGCCAAAGCTAACGGCGTCGACGTTACAACCCTTGCCGATTCTGACGAGTCTTTTCTCAAAGGTGCGTTTGGCATGATCAAAGAAGCCAAAGGTGGAACCAACGGTAAAACGTTTAGCGGTTCCGCACAGGACAGTGTAGATGGTGACGACGTAACTACAGATGAGTTCACTAAAGCACGTGAGGCTTACAAGAACCAAGGCAGAAACGGCGAACGCAATAAACGTGCAGCAGGTGCTAGCTAAGTAATAGTTACGCGCTGACCCACCAAACAAATAACGCCCCAAAAGTTAACTAACTAATCAAAGGTTTTCCAATTATGACACTTCAAACTTCTGTAGAAATTTATCAAGGCGCGGGGTTTCGAGGCCAGTGGTACGACATAAGCGATACTGAAGTAGTATCACTTACTGCCGAGGGTTCTCACATTCCTTTTGGCGTTGCCGTTGTTTTGGGCGGGCACGATAACCAGTGCCGTCTACCAGATCACGGCGGCTACCTTGCTACCGTTGGCGGTCCCGCTGCGACCGATCCTGATGTTAATAAGTTCGCGGGATTGGCTATGTACCACACGACTACGCCAACTGACAACGACGAGCAATTGTCGCTACCTATTGGTGACGGTGACCGTGGCTTTTTGCGTGAGAAAGAGGTAGCAAGCTGTGCAACGCATGGCCGCTTTTACGTCGTCTCTGAAACTGATGTAGTAAGAGGTGATCCGGTGTTTTTCCGTCACACCTTAGCGGACAACGCTGCATCACCACAGACACAACAGCTAGGCATGTTGCGCAATGATGACGATGGCGGTACCGCTATCCAAATTGCAGGCGCTGAGTTCATGCACTCCAGCATAGCGGGTGAGCTTACTATCGTTAAGCTAACTGGCGCTGTTCAGGCTTAAGCCTTAGTCACGCTAATAAATTCATTCAACAGGTATTAAAAATATGATCTTTCTTGATGAGGCAATTGCGCGGCAAGCTTTCGGTGACGCTGCGGAAACTAACCAAGTGTTTTTTAACCAGCAACTTACCCACATTCTTAGCCGCGTGTTTATGATTAAGCATAAGCAAGTGCGTTACCGTGAGTACTTCAACATTAACAACGAAGGTGATGCAGGCACACGTTCTATACGAATGTATGTGTGGGACTTTGTAGGCACTGCCAAAGTTATTGGGCACTACGCCGACGATCTGCCAAGTGCAGGCGCTGGTGCAGCGGAAGCTACCGTTCCTGTTATCTGGATCGGTAATAGCTGGCATATCTCATGGCAGGAAACTATGGAAGCACAGCGGGCAGGTACTAACCTTTCCTCTATGCGAGCTATGGGTGCCGATTTAGGTATGGAAATCAAAATGAATAACATCATGTTTGGCACCGACGAAGAAGCTGCCGATGCTGGTGTTTATGGTTTGTTCAATAACCCCAATATCCCTACAAGTACTGTAGTTGCAGGGGCTGGTGGTTCTACTGAATGGGCATCAAAGACTGCTGATGAAATCCTGCTAGACCTTAATGGTTCTATCGGCGGCATTACTGAAGCTACCTTTAACTCTCATGTACCTAATAAGGTAGGTTTGCCGCTGGCGCAATGGAACGACATTGCAACACGCCGCTTGAATACTTTCTCAGATACAACTGTACTAGAGTATCTGGTCAGTAAGTCGCCTTACCTGTCAGGTATGGATAGCATTGTGGTTATGCAAGAGCTACGGGGGTCGTCCGCTGCGGGCACTGATCAAATGCTTATTTGGGAGGACACCGACGAAGTTTCGGAGGGCTACATTCCTTATGAGAAAAACGTCCCTATGGGTACGCAAATCGACGGCTTAGCGTTTAAGACGCCTATGGTCATGTCTACAGCGGGCCTTGATGTTCGTTTCCCTCTTGCTTACCAAAAAGTAGCAGGTATCTAAACAGCAGTTCGTAATGAGCAGTGTCGGGGGTGGGTAGTTGAGTGGCTACCCGTCCCCATTTTTTAAACCAACTTTTATTATTTAAGGAAACAGATAACAATGGCTCAACGTTTAATCTCCAACAACACGCCCCGCGCTATCTACGGTTCTTATATGTCGGGCGGTACCGTATCGCAGTACATATTTAAGCCGGGTATTAACCAAGTACCAGAACATATACTAGCTCTGCTGTTAGCTCAGCCGGGTTTTCAAGAAGAACTAGACAACGGTAATTTGTCCGGCAAGAAAGGAGACTTAGCTGCGGGCAGGGATATTGCAGAAGCTGCGGCGGCTGGTAAAGATACGGACGTTAACAATATACCGCCACCTTTAAAGACAGGTAACCAAAAGAATGCAGGTCCATCTATCTCTAACTCGATGGATGAGGCGGCCAGACTTGCGGCTAAGGATGCAGACGACGCAAACAAAACGGCCAAGAAAAAGAAAGCCAAGAAGAAGAACCGCAAAAAGTAAACAAGGGTGAAACAGTATGGCTATTGATCTGACCAAGTTTAAAGCAGCTTTCCCTAAGTGGAGTGACTGCACTGACGAACAGCTAGAGCTGTGGTCAGACATTGCTGACTGTTTGATATGCATACCGTCACAGTGCTCTGCTATTCAAGCGCGTATGCCGCTACTTGCACTGGCTCACTTGCTAACGGTTAATAACGTTGTATGTGAGCCAGTCGAGGACCCTAACGCGCCTGCTACTGATGCCGACCCCTGTAGCTGTGATGATAGTTTCATAAACAATGTACTTAACAATGGCGCTAAGTTGTCAAGTGCGACGGTTGACGGTTTATCAGTATCATTCGATAACAGTGGTGTTAACTCGCTTATAACTAATATAGGTAAGAGTTCGCCATTTATGGCATGGCTTGCACAGTCAAACTACGGTCAGATGCTTGCAGCTCTTATCTCACGCTCTAACCGTGGGCCTATCATGGCTGTATCTAGTGTTGGGCGTAATAGTTTTTTCGGAGACGATGTACCAATTCTAGGTCATGGCACAGTGCCGGGAAACCATTTGTAATGCCTAGGGTTGGTATAAGGCGCAGGCCGAGTGCAATACAGCGCACAGCGCTAGAAGCGTTCAGTGAGGATAATTTCGATAACGGGATTATGCGTGTCGGTGTAATTGACCCGTCCATAACTTACCCAGACGGTACCCCCCTATCACTTGTAGCACAGGTTAACGAGTTCGGAGGGGGTAACGTACCGGAACGTCCTGCATTACGCTCAGCGATTCTTAAAGCTGCACCGATACTTGCAGAGCTTGGACAGCAGCAAGCAAAAGAAATGCTACGGGGCAGACTACGTTTTGATGTAGCTGTAAGGCGTCAAGCTAGATTCCTTAAGCAGCTAATGCAAGAAAGCATACTGGAGTTTAGTGAGCCACCTAATGCAGAATCTACAGTGGCTAAAAAAGGTTTTAATGACCCGTTAGTAGAAACCGGGTTATACGTTGACTCTATTGATTTTGAGTTACTGAGAACAAGAAGGGATCAATTGTGAAACTAGCAGGGCTGTCAAAACTTGCTTTGAGTGTAGTAGGTCAATGTACCTACAAGCTCGAAACACGCGCAGCCTATACAGGTACAGGCGTTGAGCCTATCGCACCGCTTATAAATGCGGCTGGTGTGATGGCTGAGCCTGCCCGCGCCCCTGAAGTGGACATACAAGGGGTTTTGTCCGGTATCACTAAAGAGTCGTTGAGGTGGCTCGATGAGGGACAACACGCGGAAAGTATGGCTACTTTTACATCAAGCACACAGCTACGGTTGCGCGGTACTTGCCAGAACCCACTAGCGGGCGACTACTTCATAACAGAACCAGACGGTCAGCGCTGGATTGTTCGCAAGGCTCGCCGCCGTGGTTGTGTATATACATACCTACTCGAACAACATTGTGAGCCTGACTGCTGACATGGGACCACAAACACACGAAGAACTTGACACCATTGTAAAAGCTTGGCTTGATGCTGGCGTAGTAAGTGCGCCGGGTGAGCTGATCAAGGGTGAACCCTTTCTGGTGATGACCCCTGACAATGAGGACGTTATCAAACGTGAGCATATAAAGTTCGGCATGATCGGAAGTGCCACAGATACGGGGCATGCTAGCGTATGCTACAAAAATGTAGACGGACAAGCCCAAAGGTGCACAGCAACTACTGAGCTATTAACGTATCAGATAGACTTGCATTTTTGCCGTTACGGGCTTGACCGTATGAAGCGTTTACGGCGCTGGTTTACAGGTGGTAGCTATGCTGATGTTGCTAGCTTTATAAACTTTGCCTATACAAGCGCTTCACCAGTAAGGCGTACCAGCTTTATATTAGATAACTCAAGGCACCATAAGCACACAATGGACCTAACTTTTACGTGGCGCTGTGAGTCATGTGTAGACATTGAGAACGTGGAAGAGATTAACATTTTACCGTGTGCGGATATGCCGAACGCGTTTACCGACCAAACCATTAACCGGGTATAAAACTAATGAGTACTATTTCATTTGATAGAGTTGTTGACGTTACTGTAAATATTAATGATCGGTTTCCCGCCGTTGCTAACTTCAGTATTCCGTTAATTTTAACTAGTGAGGAGGGTACCAGTTCAATTTCTGTTGATACTGTGCGCTCATTTTCCTCGCTTGAGGAGGTAGAGGCGTACGGGTACGACGACACTACCGAAGTACACGCTATTGTTAGCGCTCTTATCGGTACCAGATTCCGGCCTAACACTTTTAAGATTGGCTACTCCGCTACTGCTGATGCTGCGGGCCTTACTGCTATCAATCAGGTAGACCCATTGTTCTATGCTGTAATTCTACCGGGCATACAAACTGTAGCAAACCTTGCTGGTTTAACTAGCCTTAACAGTGCAGCAACAATGCTACGCAAGCTTATTTTTATACAAGGCCAGGATGATGCATTGCGTGACGATGCAACGGCAACGCCTGCTGATAGTTTGGGTGCTGCACTCAGAGGCATTAGTCCTTTGCGTATCGTGGGCTTTCATGACAACCAAGTATTAGCGGGTAACCAGCATTACCACGTCAGGGCGGCGGCGCGTATATCAAACGTTAACTACAACTTACCTAACAGTCACTACACCTTGAAGTTTAAAGAGCTTGAGGGCGCTGCACATTCTGAGCTAACAGACTTGCAGGCGCAGAACTTGACGGGCTTTATACCCGGCACCGGGCAGGACCCTAACGCAGGTGGATTCTGGAATATCTACATTTGTACAGCAGGCGTAAACATGGTTGTAGAGGGAACGTTTATGGACGGTAGTTTTGTCGATACTACTACCTTTGCTGATTGGCTTGAGGTAACTATGCAATCTAACGTACTGCAAGTGTTTACCAATAACGATGTAGTACCCTATGATGCTACAGGTATCTCTATGTTGCTACAGGCTATTACACAAACGCTGACGCAAGGCTTGATTACTGGCGCATTGACAGAAGCCCGTCCTAGTCCTGATGGGATGCTGCTGCCAGCCTTTGAGGTTAGCGTACAAGACATTACGCAAGTGCAGAGCGCACTACAGGCTAACCGTATCGCACCAAGTTTTAGGTACTGTGCTCAGTATGCGGGCGCTACGCACTTTGCAACTATCGAGGGTGAGTTAAAGATAGCAACGCCTAGTGCAGCAACTGTAGAAGCACCAGAGCCAAACGCGGGCGCTCTACTTAACTAATGCCTAGTAACCCCTTTTGACCCTGACGAGTGGGAAAACTAAACTACTAAACTGGAATACTAAATAACATGAATGATATAGCTATACATGATTTTAATAAAATCGCTTGCATCATAGGCGGGGTGCCTATCACCGACTATTTCGAGGGCGATGACGTTATTAGAATCAATCGCAACCAGCAATCCATTAGTACTATAATCGGTGCTGATGGCTCCGCTATCGCTTCTATTCAAACTGACGAGTCAGCGGTAGTAGAACTTAAACTTAAGCCCTCAAGTGCTGGTAATGCTTTGCTGGAGGGCTTGGACCGTCTTTTCCGTCGATCATTGACGGCTAGCCCGTTCCCAATGATCATTACTGACTTTGCAAATGGTACTGTTTGGACCTCTAGCCAGTCAGTTGTTGCAACTCAACCGCCTGAGATTTCACTAGGTACAAACGCAACTGTTCGTACATGGTCAATCTTTGTAGGTAAACTCACTGATACATCTATAGGAACTCTGGCATAACATGAATGACACTGCACAAGCACTCACACTCAAAGTACAAAACACTACCTACACAGTACAGAAACCCTTTGCCGTACAGAGCGCTACCCTTGCGGCAAAGATTCTAAAATTGGTAGCTCCAATAGTCTCGCAACCAACTGTTATAGGCATCATCAAGGACATTAAGCAAGGCAAAAACGACGTACCAATGGAAAGCATTGTCCAAATGGTTGTAGGCTTTATGTCTGAGCTTGACGTAGAACTGTTTACAAACGTTGTAACAGAGCTTACTACCTGCTGCTACCACGTAGAGGGTCCACAGCGAGGTACTGCCGTGGATTTCAATACAGCATTTGTTGATAACTTGGATGAGGGCATAGAGTTGGCTTACAGGGTTGCGGAGCTTTGTTTCTCAAAGTACTTTAAAATGGGAAACGACCAGCGCCAAGGATAGGCGCAAAAACTAACAGAGGCCCGAAGGTAAGTCTAGTACTACAGCATTATGCCGAGGAACTAGACTTATTTTTGTGGCTACCTATTATAAAGGGCTACAGTTCCTTGCATGAGGCGAGGACCGTATACACCCTTGATGACTTTGTAGATTTTAATAACGCTTTATCTTTTGTATCTCTCTCTGAACATGCCGCACAACTGGATGCTAAAAAATAATGGTAATTGACCAGTTAATAGCACTACTAGGCTATGAGTTAGACCCGCAATCGGAGCAGGAAAAGGAAAAGTTTCGTAAGGGTCTCGATGATCTCAGCGAGGGCTTAGTAAATGTAGCTACGCTTGCGGCTGGCGCTGCTACTGCTATAGGCGGCTACGTTGCAACTATCACAGCATCAAGCGTAGCTACTGCGCGGAGTACAGACGCGCTAGGCAAATGGGCTGCTACTGCTGATGAGTCTTTCGAGTTCGTACAACGTTTAGCCTTTGGTGCTGAACAATTTGGCGGTTCGTTGGAGACAGTGCAGAGCGCCATAGATACTTTGCAAGAGGCAAGGCGTGGGCTTGCACGTGGTGAGGGTGACTTTAGGCTGTTTGGTGAGCTAGGTGTAAACCTAGGCGCTGATACTGAGAGTGTAATAGCACAGCTTGCGGACAGGTTTGAAAGCTTGTCAGTTAACCGGGCGCAGGATTTAGGTAGACAGCTTGGGTTAGATCGTAACTTTATAGCGTTACTGCAATCAGGCAACGCAAATATACAACAGCTTGGAGACCAGTTAGATTCAGTTGGGGGCATATTGTCCGAAGAACTGCGGCAAGGATCAGCCGAGTTTAACGACAATCTGAACTTAATGAACAAGCTGATTGACGGCATACGCGCACGTGTTGCACAGTCTTTCTTGCCTGTACTGTCTGATCTGATAACACGCGTTACTGAGTGGTCACAGGCCAACTCAGAACTAATCGACGAACAACTCACTACCTTTCTTGAGTTCGCTTTAGAGCTAATATCCTCGCTTGTTTCAATCCTAGTTGACGTTATCTCAGGTATCAGCGAGCTTGTAGACTTTCTTGGTGGTGCGCGTAATGCTGTAGTAGCACTTACTATAGCCTTTGTATCGCTCAAGGCTGCGGGGCTTGCAGCAAGCTTAGGGTTAATCTCTGGCTTTGGTGCAGTCGGCACAGCAGGGTTAGCCGCTAATATAAAAGTGCTGTCAGGGTTCTTACTGGTGGCGGGCGCTGTTGCTGCACTGCTAGCAATTGTGCAGGACTTGTGGCTGTTCTATACAGACCCCACAGCAGATACCGCTACCAGAGCTATCAACGAATCTATCAACGACCTCATAGCTAACTCTGAAACTTTGCAGGGTATTGTAGACAGTATATTTGGCGCTTTTGAAAGTACCCTAGAGGTGCTTAATCAAATAGGCGAAGCGTTGGGTAACTTAACGTTTGACATAGTGGAGGAGATAAGGCGTGACGGTGTAGCCGGTACCGTTGTTAATCGTCTTACCGATGCTGCAACTACAACGGATGAGGATAGCGGTATATTCAGGCGTAGCGTATCAGCGTTTAATAACTTCATATCGCCCGCTGTGCAAGGAGGTCTTGACGCTGTTTTAGGTTCGCCCGGTAGTGTAAATCAATCTACTGTAGACGCTACAATAACTGTACAAAGCCCTGACCAAGTAGAGCCAGCGGTAAGGGGCGTTACTGGGGGTGTAATTGACTCTGCGCAGCGCTCCGGCGCTGATGCACGTACAACTATAGAGCAGTAAAAGCTATGGACCTACAACCCGCTTTCATGTTTGCTACTAGGATCGGACTAACGGAGTTCGATGTACCTATATCGGAAACACACGAAACCTCTAGCACTATCACTACGTACCCTGTGGAGTCTGGTAGCCCGTTAACCGATCACAGCTACCCAAACCCGCGCAAGTTAACTATGCGTATTGCACACTCTGTTAGACGGCTGGATGACAGGACGCAACCACAAACCTTACGTATGCGTGACCTATATGACAATCTGTTACTCATGCAAGAGCTAGCGGAGCCTGTAGAGGTTGTAACAGCTATTACTGACTACCAGACTATGCTAATTGAGTCTGTTGTAGCCTTACGCGATAAGGACCGTGTAAGCATTACAGAATTTACTGTGACTCTTAAAGAAGTGTTGACCGTCAATAGCGAGTTTTCCCAAGGCTTTGCAGAGCGCTATTCCCAATTAGTAGCGGTGCAGAATCGTGCCAGTCCTACTGTTGACAGGGCAAATACTAACCCAGAGACAATAGACCCAGAATCAATAGAGGCCGAAAACCTTAGAACGTCATTGATAAAGGCGCAAGCAAACAGGGTAACGGAGTTTTTGAGCCGATGAGACGATTAACTATTATTGATACGGCCAGTCAGTCTACCCGGTTTAATGTCGGCGCTGCTGTTATCGTTCTAACGTTCAACTACAATACTGTGGTAGATAGCTGGTTTGTCGATCTTGATATAAACGATGTACGCCAAGTAACAGGCAGGCGTGTTGTTCTTACTACAAACATTTTTCCTGAGATAAGGTCATTTATTCTGTTTGTACGCAACACCAGCGATAACGACGAACCGATTGACTATGATGCTCTAGTGTCTGGCAATGCGTTTGCTTATGTTATAGAGCCGGGTGACCTGTGAGGCGTAGAGTTCGTTTAACTATTGGTGACAAAACTACAGCAGGTGTAGGGGCACTTGTCATTAATGACCTGCGCGTAGATTTTGAAGTTACCAAACATATGGGCGGCGGCATCAACAATGCGGTTATCTCTATCTATAACTTGGCACCAGAGAACAGAGGCCGCATTGAGGACATATACACTACTGTCATACTTGAGCACGATAACGGGAATGGTATCTTTTCTGTATTGTACATTGGTGAAGTGTATAACGTAGTGCATAGCAAAGCTGCTGCCGTGGACGTTATCACTAGAGTTTTCTGCGGTAGTGGACTCAATGCACTTAATAACGCTACAGCGCATCAAACTATAGCGGGTGGTGCTACCCGTCGTGAGATTCTGGAAACGTTAAACGAAACTTTAACTACCTTTGGTATAGACATTGGCACCATACCTACTGAGCTTGATGCACCTTATAGCCGCCGTGGTGTTTCTATCTCCGACAATATCAGAACTATTTTAGATGATGTACTACGCGGTACCGGTGTTGCATGGTCTGTAGAGAATCAGCAACTAGAATTCCAAAGGATAGAAACAGCAGAATCAACGGGTATAATAGTTAACCCTGCTAATGGGCTTATAGGATCAACTAGGCGCACACATGCGGGCTTTGATTTTACCTCTATTGTCAGGCCGGAGATAAGGCCCGGTGTAACCGTCGATGTATTTTCTGACTTTGGAGAAACAAGCCAAGACGGTTTACACTATCTAAAGGTAAGAAGTGACACGGGGGCTAGGGTTCGTGTGCTGCAAGTTGTACACAGGGGTAGTAACTTTGAGGGTAATGCTATAACTGATGTAGTGGGGCTACGATGAGTACAGACGCGGAACTTATAAACAACTCAGAGCGGGAACGGGCAGAAGTGCAGTTACGCGAGGCACAGCTACGCATAAACACCATGCTACCTTGCACCGTTACAGCCGTCGAAAAGTCTACAGTAAGTGTAGAGCTAAACATACTAAGGCGCATGGGCGGTAGATCACAGCCGCCGCTGGAGCTGCTTAACGTGCCTGTTATGTTTCCGGGTGTTGGAGACTACTCTCTCAGTTTTCCTATCAGTAAGGGAGATACAGGGTGCGTATTTTTCTCGCAGCGCAACATTGATAACTGGCTTGAGGGTTTAACAGCAGAGCCAGCTAACCAGCGTTTACATGATTACAGCGATGCCGTTTATATGCCGGGGTTACGCCTTGAGGGTAATGCAGTGGATATACCAAATGCATTAGTTATAAAATCAGGTGTAACTACTGTAGAACTTGGACCTACAGGTAACGTAAAAATTGAAAACTCTATAGCTGATCTTGTTCAGGAACTATCAAACCTCGCTGATCAGTTAGCGCAAACAGTGACCAGTCCATCTGGTGGGCCGCTAAGTAACGCACCAGCCATTGCAGCCATAGCCGTTAAACTCAAGAGCTTTGTATTATGAACGCTGACCTAATAACTTGGGGTGTAGATAGTGATGGCGACCTTGCATTGGATGCAGAAGCATCGGAGCCTATTGTCTGTATTGACCCCGGCCCGCCACCTACAGCGACACCACACGTTGTGGGGTTTGTTAACTCTGGAACTAAGACACTAACCCAAACAGCTAACAGTCACTTGGCGTCTACGCTGTTTGGTAACGCTATGAAAAACAGAGGCAAATGGTACTGGGAGATGTCTATAGATGTCTTTAACCCTAACATGACTGTAGGCGTTGCACAGATGGGCTTAGTGGAGCCTTTCGGTTCCCAAGGCACCTCTAACTTTTTGGGACGGTTGCGCTATCAGTTCGGTTTGTTTCCTGATGGCAACTGGCGTGAGTTTAATCAAATACATGACACACAGACAGGCTACGCGCAAGACGACGTTATAGGTTTTAGAATGGACCTTGACGCAAGAACGCTTGAGTACAATGTAAATGATGGACCGTTTATACTTCTAGGTGACTCAAGTAACGCGGGTGGAGTGTTTACACGTGGTACGTGGATTCCCGCTGCAAGTTGTTGGGGCGGCGGTGTTGTTACTGTTCGTAGTGATGCTGACGAGTTTACAAGTACGGTACCGGCTGGCTTCTTACCGATCAGTGAACCGGGTGGTCTCGATTCTTACGACGGCGAGTTCAGTCTACAACGCTCTGACACGTCGGTACCGCCTTTTGGTGAAAGGGGCTATCTACCTGTTAAGAATACCCCCGGTGAACCTAGCATAAGCACAATAGGGCTGATCCGTTTGTTTGACATACCCGCACCAGACCCGGCGTGGACTTTAACTGATGACGCTGGCTTTGGTGGCGTTACAACTGAACTAGGACAAACAAACGTTAGGCCAAATTCGATATACAGACGGGCGAGTAACAGTGCGCCTTATACATTCGGTGACCCCGAGTTAGCCGAGGGTAATGAGCTGGTAGGTGTAAACTCTGGTTTTGGTTTTTACCAAGAGGTAGACCGCGATTATGTCAGGGACTACCAGACAGAGACACCAGTAACCCAAGCCGACCTAGACGCGCATCAGGTACTTGTCGATGAGTACAACGCCTGCATAGCAAGTACGACTGAGCTAGAACCACTAGCGGACCCCGGCCCCGTTGACGGTGCTGTAACACAGCAACAAGTAGACGACTATGCTACCGCGTTGGCTAACTATATGACAATGTACCCATCAGCGCCGCTGCCCCCTGTCAATCCCGGACCTGTTGGCTTTGGTGAAAATGTTGCGGCGGGGGGTGTGCGTTTTGCTATGGACCATAACCCGGCGTTGGTTGACCCCTCTAACCATAACCCGTTAGAAATAGATGACGAAATGCAGACGGGTGTAGAGCACGACATAATATTTCAGGTTACACCGAGTGTTGGTAATGGTGCAAGAGGGAGCGGCACTAACCCAAATGTTGTCCGCGTGAAACATATACCTAACAACAATCCAACAGCGCAAAATAACGCGATCATGGGGCTACATGATAGGGAAGCGGCGGGTGGCACACCTTACAGCGGTGCACCTTTTACTTTTCTGTTGCAGGTAGGCGACCCAAGACTAGAAGCAGGTCAAAGTATCAGAGTGGTTGGCGACAATGGGCGTTATGCTTTAGGTGGCTTTGATGTAATAGGCTTTAACGAATATGAACCCGGTGTAACACAAGCCGATGTAGATGCGTACGATGCCGCACAAGCACAGTACCTGCTAGACGTTCAAGCTTTTAACGATGAGAATATGGGTGCATCAGGGGGTATCCAACTGTTTACCAACAGCGAAGCTTTGCGCCAGAGGCTGCTACAGATGTTTAGGCTAAGGCTTGGTTCTGCTATATACGATTTAACGGTGGGCTTTCCGTGGGACAACCTGCGAGAAGTGCGGAACCCTATACTATGGGACGCATTAATTAAAAGACATGTAAACCGTTTACCTTTCGTCCAAAGAGTCAGCGAGGTAAACATAACTGAAAATAACCTTGACCGTTCTTTGGACGTAAAGCTAGAAGTTGTAACAACGCTTGGCGAACCAGTGGCGGTAGAGTTCAACACTATCGAGGGTGTGTAAATGGCGGGTATAGTTCCTACAGGCTTTGAAGTAAAAAGGCTTGATGAAATAATAACGGAGATTAACGCCGCTATGGTTGCCGCCTTTGGCGCTGGTTTTGATACCAGCTTAGATACGCCACAGGGTCAAGCAATAGCGGTGCTTAGTGATGCACAGTCCCTGATGTGGGAGCAAATGCAGGGGGTTTATGCGTCGTTTGATGTAGCGCAAGCATCAGGCGCACGTCTTGACCAGTTAGGCCAGTTCAGAAACACACCGCGCAAAATAGGCGAGTCTGACAACGTTTACCGGGCGAGGCTCTTAGCGCCTAGCAATCCAACTGAGACAGCAATAGATACGCTTGTAGCTGCCGTGTCTGCTGTCGATGGTGTTACTAATGTGCAAGTAAACTACAACGGTACAGGACTACAGGACAACTTAACTAACCTAGGCCCATTGTCTGCTGCAATAGTGGTAGAGGGTGGTACGGATATTGATGTAGCAACAGCTATAAGTAATAACGCTGTGTTTGGCTTAGGTCTAGGTGGCAATGTGGGGGTAAACGTAGAAACGGGTATACGCTGTAACACAATTCGATTTATACGACCTGTGATTGTTCCGATACAATTAGCTATAACAACAGATGTTAATAATTCTGTAGGTGTATGCAGTGGGACTAGTATTGATAATGTGCGGGCGCTTATGCTGACAGCCTTTGATGAGGTTTATAACAGGCCGGGGCAGACAATCAGTATAAGTTATCTATCCTCTTTATTAATCGCCAATGGTATTGGGGTTGGATCATTTACGTTACAAGACGCAACGGATGATCTGCAACTACAACCCTTTGAACTTGCGAATCTTGCTGGCGATGACATAGCAGTAACTATAGGCAGCTAAGCATGGACAGATTTTGTACACCAATTGAGTATAGCCCCTGTGCCGATCCGTCGAATTTGGAGACGGCTATGCTTTCGCGTTTGGCGCATCCTTATCAAGGTCAACCAAACTTAGCTAGCTTTATCAGTGCGCTTCTAGCACAGTACGTAGATATAGAGTCTAACCTGTGCGCGTTCTTAGATAACTTTGACTGTGATACTGCGGTAGGTGATCAGCTTGATATTATAGGTAGGCTGGTGGGTTTACCCCGTACCGTGTGCAACGTTTTTCGTGCGCCACCTTTCGGGTTTATAAATACCTCTGGTGAGCCTTGCTGTAATGATGATGTGCTAGGTTGGTGTGAGGGCGAGTGGGTAAAAGACGGTTTACAATTTACTGACTATACGTTTAACGATGATGACGAATATAGAACGTTCATAAAAGCTAAAATTATATCAAACGCTTTTGACGGTTCGCTGGATTACTACAACCGTCTATTGCAATTCCTGTTTGATGATGTGCCGTTTGATACAGAGGGTGTTAGTAGTAACACAGGATCATATGTGGCCCATCATGGCTATGGGTATACACAGATACAAGTAGCCAGAGCTTTGACTACTGACGAAACAAGGATACTTAACCTCTATAAGTTTGTTCTACCTTACTTTGGTAGTTATGACATAAGTATCCTAGATGGACAGGACACATTTACTTTTGGCACTAGTCCTAACGGCTGGTGCTCCGATTTCTCAAGGGCTTTATAAATTATGACAATTACAGCGTCTCAAGTTTGGGGTAACGGATTAACACTAACTGCATTAACCGATGGTGTTATAGCTAATGGTTTTTCGTGTGGTCCTGCTGATCCTGATCAGTTTAACTACATATTGAACCTATACGGTCAGTGTATGCTTGAACATACACAACAGATAGCAGCACTGCAAAATGACCAGTCAACTTCTAGCGATGCTATAACCGCTTTACAGGATGCGCAGAACTCGCAAGGGGGCGCAATAGCTACACTTGGCAACGGGCTAAACGCGCTTACTGATACTGTTAATAATATAAGCAGTTTAAGCCCTGCATCAGGACCAGAAGCTAGAGCCGGTGAAATTGCTTCTGTAGCTATGACACCCATAGCGCAAGCTGTGCGCGAATCTGCACACGGCACCATAGGGCGCTTGATGACAGAGGATGCCAGCAACAACCAATGGCACATACTGGTTAATAACTCTACAAACATAACTGAAACTATTGGTATGGGCGGTACTCCACCTAAAGGTTTCTTTCATGTTGAGGTACGTAATGGTAACGGAACTACTGTTGGTGATGGCCTGCTGTATGCGTTCGCTATCCCTGTCTACTACTTCGTTAAAAATGACGGCACTGTAGACGCCGACAGGGTTGTAGTACGTGACTTTAACTCGCAGTGCGGCGTAGAACTTACCGCCGATATAAGCGCAGGCACTGTTACTGTTGAGTCTTTTCTAGGCAATGGCGCTACCGACCCTGCTGTAGCACTGGTCACTATTGCGCGAATGAATCAAGCTGATGTAGGCATCGTCGCACCTTAAATGGCAAAGGGTCACACATACGGTAGAGGTAGCCGCGCTAGCATGCGTTACCAGCATCCCGACCTAGTTGACGTGCTGGTTTTAGGTTTACAGCTAGGCGATAAATACGACGTAACGATATATGAGGGTAGACGTACAGAAGCAGAGCAAGCGCAAGAGGTAGCCGAGGGTGATAGTGCAACTATGAACAGCCGCCATATTGCAGATGCTAACGGCATTTGTTATGCGGTTGACTTTGCAGCATGGATAGACGGGCGGGCCAATTGGGAAAGCAAGTATTACTTGCCTATCGCAAACGGTTATTTTCGTGCAGCGGCAAGGCTTGGGGTTCCTCTTGATTGGGGCGGCTGGTGGACGCGTCTAATCCTAAAGGGTAAAGTGGTGAAAGATTTCGGCCACTTGGCGCTACACAAGAAGTTCTACCCAAATCATGGACCCGTCAGCACCCACAGAAGCAGAGCAGCAGCGGGGGTCAAGTGGCACGTCGACCCCGCCACAGGGCTATACACCCACACCACAACCGGAAGCCGATCCGTATCAGTTCCGTCGTAGTCTGGCGCTGTTCAGTATGGCACTTATAGCGGTGTTGGTAATGCTGGTGATGTACGTAGTGGCTCACCCATCATCGGAGCCAGCGTCCAAGCTTAATGAGGTGTCAGGACTGGCTACCGGGCTTGCTACCACGTGTGCAAGTATTATACTTGGGTTCAAGTGGTCGGTATCGACCACACAGCGAGCGCAGATAGATCACGGCGCTAGGCTTGAGGACCTACAGGACACCGCCACACATGCCGCAACCACCAAACCCACAACCGGGCAACACAGCACAGCTCTACCGCGAACAGGGGGCAGCGAGGACGCCCACAGCGGCACCGTGGAACTACGACAAGGTAGGGGCGGCGAGCCTGCTAGACCAGACTACAGAGCCAGAGCGCCTGCTGATACCAGCGGACATGGTGCAGAACATACAGGGCAAGCCAGCCAAACAGCCGTCACTGGTGCAACGACTGCTAACCAAGGCGGTAGGGGCGGGGTTCAAGAAATCGGTGTTAACCGCCCTACGCGGAGCCGTGGGCCTATCATCAAGTAAAGGAACTATAGCGCTACTTTTGGGGGTAGGTCTGCCCGCTCTGGGTTGGGGTGGCTGGCAGCACTATAAAGCTACCCGGCTGGAGAACAAACTCATCAGTCAGGAGCTAGAGGTGCTGCGCCAGACCGTGGAGCTACTACCTAAACAACTGGAGATAATCGAAAGTGCAGAAGCTGAAACGGAGACCATTATCAAAACCGTCGAGAAAAAGGTTATCGAGGTTCGCGAGGTTCAGGGCGAGTGCCTTGCACAGCCTTTGCCTGATGAGCTTGGCAACACTCTTAACAGCCTGTGGCTTGCTACAGGAAAAAATCGTAGTAGTCGCCCCTGATATACCACATGAGCTGCTTACCATTGAGCCTGTGGACTACGTTGAGCCAGAGACCTATCGAGAAATGGCCGAGCTGTTGGTAGTAGTATCCGGTGCGTACCAGCAATGCGAGATTGACAGGGCGGCGGTGCGGCGCATCCTTGCGCTTTACCCTGATGTTGATTAGATGTAAACGTCGAACGCTTCGTTAACAGCCATTTTTATAACACCTAGTTCCGCTACCGCTTCTATCTTTTTGATGAGCCTGTTACGTGCAGCGGTAGCTAGACCCTTGTTCTTGTACTTGCGTTTATAGGCCGTCCATAGGTCAGCATGGTCTGTGCGTAAACACTTCTTTAGCACTTTAATCTCAGGGGTGTTGTAATCGTGCCTTTCGTCAGGGTCTGGCTTGTCCATGTACATGCTAAGCATATAGTACGGTGTGTTGGATATGATAGTCATAGTGCGTTGGCTCCGCTTTGCTGTGGTAGGTGTTTGATGATAAGGAATTCAAAGGCTACATAATCGCCCGCTTTGTCCGCTGGCTTACGCTTGGCGACGATGGTAACTACCATGCTACCGTTGTCGTCTTGATCAACCCTTGTTTCAAACTGATAATAGTAGTTTGGGTTGTCGCGTCCCTGACTGAATTCATTGATAATATCGTCAACGGTGTCAACCGTTGTGTCAACTTTAGCGCCTGAGTTTCCGGTGATTTTAACGTGGTACATGTGTCGTGTCTCTGTTGCTCTTATATAATATATCGGCAGCGAGCCTGTCAACTTAAATACGGGTTCACGAAACGGGTGTGACCGTTAACGCAATTTAAGCAACTAGCTCTAGAGTTTCACTAGTGTATATGTCCATGAATTCATAAGGACGATACGGTGCGTTTGTACCAGCGTGGCGACGTTTCGCTGTGATACATACAACAGTTACACCGCCAATGTTATCTACCTTAGTCGTGAACTTATACTCAAAGGAGTCTGCACGTTGCGCGGCGTCGGTGAAATCAATCATCTGTTGACGTACCGCACCTTTAGTGATGTTGCGGTCTGCTGATACTTTGCCGTTTTCGTTGGTGATGAAAGTACTAAACATTGTCGGTAAATCCTGTTAAATCCGTGTTATATAATATATCGGCAAACATGCCTGCAGATGTAATAGGACTTCACATAACCGGCGTGAACTATACCGCTTTTCTGATACGCCCTCTAATTTTTCTCAGGATAGAGTGAGCAGACTGCACACGTTTACCTAGCAGGGCTTTACCACTAATGTTACTGGCTACGTCCTCATCAGCGGTACCGTTAGCCTGTAGTAGGTAGATGTTTACAAACTTCATTGGGTTACCGCGACGTTTCAAACGCCTTACTATCTGGTAGAAGTGGTCGTAGTTGTATGTCATCGAATAAAAAACCATACAGCCACCATGCTTCTGTAAATTCATACCGTGGCCTATGGAACCTGCGAAAGTTACTATACAGTCTATTTCGTTGTTATCCCACCGCCTACGTAATTCTCCCGTATCAGTCTTGCCAAACTTATTATTAACAACGTGTATTTTATGACGTTTAATATACCGCGAAGCCACTAGCATTATGTCATCTATGCTGTGTATAAACCCGTAGCATATAATCAGCTTGTTGCTTCGTTTCTTTTCTTTCTTATAGTATTTTTTAAACCACTTATCCAAAGCCTTTAAGCGGTCTTTGTTTGTCCTAAAGTATTTACGTGGTCCTTGCCGGGGCGGTATATCCTCATCAAAGTTAACCGCGTTGTCCTCATAGATATTACCTGACGCATACTGTAGTAGTTTGTTTTTGAGCACAGCACCAGAGGACGCTACAAACTCCTCATCATCTATTGACATGACAGCATCAGTCTCAAAACGTTTGTAGCGTTTGCTAGCTTTTCTTGACAGGTTAAAATCTACAATTGTATGACGTTCTTCTGTCAGGTTTTTTACAAATTCTTCTGTACGTTCTGTTATGCATATGTCAGAGATTTTATCTAGTACTTCTTTCTCTGTCTGTGCGACTAACTCTTTAACAGGCCAGCCGCGAGTTTGCCAGTACATGCGCCCGCCTTTGCTTACCTGTGTTTGGTACTGTGCGCGAAAGGCTTGTAGATCAACACCCAAGCGTTTACCTTGATCTAAAAAGAATATCTGCGCATATATGTCACCAATTTTGTTAGGGGTAGGTAGGGCGCTCAGCACGTAACGATAACGGCACTGCTGACCGAATGATAATAATATACCGGTTTTGTTAGCGTCCCAATTTTTTATAAATACAGACTCATCTATTACTATAAAATCAAAGTAGTTGTTAACGTAATGCCACTTAAGTTCTGCGCATGACTCAAAGCTCGCAATGACTATTTGTGCCGAGTACTTGCAGTTGCGACCAGAGATAGTGAGTTGCTTAAAGTCTTTGTGCGCAACGTGCCAGCTATATTTCTTATTGTGCACAGCTAATTGCTCCTGCAATTGTGCAGGCCACGTATCCAACGTATTAGCTTTAGTAGATACTATCAGCGCGTTAAGTCGTTTGCCTTTACCCTTGCGCTTTTTCTTAGGTAGTTTCTTGTACCGCTCTATGGTTTCAAAAAGGTGAGTTAACGTTATGCGAGTCTTACCCGCGCCAGCATCGAGAAAGCAGCCAAACGCGTCATTTTTGGTCAGTAGCTTTTTTATTTTTCTTTGCTTTTTGTCCAGTCTTTTGTTGTCGGCTTTCATTGTATAGGAACTTTATCAGTTTTTTAAATTCGTCATAGCTACGTATTACTACAGTTTTGTAGCCCATTTTTCTAAGCTTCTTTATCTCTGCTAGTTGTTCTGGTGATACTGTTCCACGTTTGCCCGGTGACTTAAACTCTATAAATATAACTTCGGGCGCAATGGGAATACCGATTAGGAATCTATCTAAAGCCCCTTTCTTATCTGTTTGTTTTACTAGGTCAAAGCCATAGCGCCTCGCATAGTTCAAGCACTGGTTACCCTCAAGGTAACTTTCTTTCTTGCGTTTCTCAAACGCTGTTATACCTATGCGGGCCATTATATCTTTTGGTAGCGCTCTACTGCTTCGCCCTCTATCTCTAATGGGAAAGACTTATACCACTTAGCCTTTTTACGTATTATTTTCTGTACCGCCTTATGATCTTTAAGTTTGTTGATAACGTTTATAAGTTCGTCATGTACTGTCAACACACATGCAAAGCCAGCGCGGTCAAGCTTAAGCATTGCATCGGCCATAATGTCACGAGCAAACGCTTGGCAGATGTTTTCCAAAAATGTACCGCCCCATATGGTGCGTTTCATCATCTTACGTGCGCCTTGTTTTGGCGTGGTGTAATACTCTAGTTCATCCTCATCATTAATAGTCATTTTATGGTAGGTAAGCACAGTGCCCGATGGCAGCTTGCAGTACATATTAGTTTTATCCCACATATACGAAACCTTGCCAGCCTCTACCCACACGTTGTCTATGCCATTGAGCAGCAAGTACTTGACCGTCTTTTCAAGTAGTCGCCACATATCGGGCACGTCTTTAAACTCTTTACGGTAAGCGTTAACAGACTTGTATGCTAGACCAGTAGGGATGCTTACACCAAACTTTGCACACTGACGTACAAACGCATCAGCACCCATGCCATAGCCTAAACCTAGTACGCCTTGCTTACCTACAAAACGCTGGTCACCGTCTACTTCGTCAAAATCAATATCATAGATAGCCGTGGCTAAATGCTTATAGGCGTCTTTACCGTCTTTGTATAGTTGTATACCGTTGTCAGAAAGACAGAACCAAAACACTAGCCGCGCTTCTATAGCGCTGTAATCGTTAACACTGAACGCCTTACCTTTAGGCGGTATTATCATTGAGCGTATATAAGACTTAATAAACTCAGACACCGTTAACTTGATGTGGTTACCCTTGCCGTCTTTGCAACGCTTCTGTGCGAACTTGTAAGCAGCTTTATAGCTACCTGACTGTATAACTTTAACTGCTTTAGGATCGTAAGCACAAAGCGGCCTGTTCATGTTCTGCGGTTGGATACCGCGCCCCGCCCATCTACCAGTATTCGACGCGCCACAATATTGTATTGTATGCTGAACAACGCCATTTACTTGATGTGCTAAAGCTACCCGGTACTTTTCAACAGCCGCGCCGCCTTGTTCCATGTAACACTGTATTACACGTTTGGCTTTTTTAACGCTGCAAAGCTTCACCGCTTCTTTAAGCGTTTGGGCTTGCATGTTCTCTAACTGTTCTTCGGGCGGTAGTATATCGTTTAGGTATTGCTTAACCCTGTCACGCTGAGATAGCCTGTCAAAATACTTTTTTGTATCCTTGGGCAAGCGTTGAACCTGTGCAGCAAAGTTAGCATCATTTATTTTTATAGCGCCCTCGCATAACTTAACGTCAATGTGTAAACCTGATACGCCCATACGCTTATCAATATCGAATATGGCTTGCTCACGTTCTGACAGGGGCGGATAAATATCTTGTAGATAAGACTCTACCTTTACGTCCTTTTTACAATAGCGGGCGTTGGTTGCTAACTTTTCCTGATCGTTAAACCAGTGTACGTAGTTGGGGTTTTCATCTTTGCGGGCTTTGCGTGGCTTGGTAAGTTGAAGCATAACCCTGTGACCCTCTGAGTCTTTCTGCGGGCCTTTGAAAAACTCTGCATCACCCTCAAGCTTGCCACACATGCCATAGCGCAAACCTCTAGCTAGGGTGCATTGTATCTGCGATAACTCAAGCTCTACCCAGTCGTACAGACGGGTGCAAACTTTATTCCATATATGAAACTCGAAAGCCCAATTATAAGCATTGACTGTAGCGCCGGACTTTATGGCTTTGTTTATTAGCTTCTTAGTTGCTTTGCGATTGCGCGACGGATCAAAATGATATTGCTTACCTTTCCATTTTATATGCGCACATAACAGATGTGTAGATTTATGTGCGGCGTAGGCCGATACACCCACGTCCTTTAAATCAACTTGGCTACGGGTTTCAAAGTCGATTGACAAATCACTTCCAGCGTACATTTACAACCTCTATACGTTCATTGATATTGAAACCAAGTTCTTCTATACGTCTCGCTAAGTTGGTTGTGTTTAGCTTCTTGCTATCATCTAGCAGTTCTTCCATATAGTTAGTGGCAATACTCTTTCTGATTTCTGAAATCGGAGTTAAGGTACCCTTGTGTTTGCCTAAATGTTTTCGCAAGATTGCGCTAACAGGGTCGCTACCTGTTATTTTACGGAACTCCTTGTGATGTAGATGCGTTTGGGTTACGCCAGTAACTATCAGGCGTGGGGTTCTTAGTCTCAGTATTGCTTGTAGATATTTTAGCTCATACCTTAGTAATGGTGAACCGTGATCGTCTCTGGTAAAGTGGCGGCTAATGTCTGCACGTAAGTTGTAGGCTCGCATACGTCGCTGTATACCCTCGCTAGCGTCGTAAATCCTTACGCACTTATTGGATAACAACGCCATAGAATATTTTTGTATGTAGGTAAGAAACTCTGATTGACCCTTAACTTCTGCTGAGACTGTTTTATTACCCTCTGATATTTCTTTTATAAGCCCTACCATTTTATTGTCAAAAGCTTCTAGCTCATTATCAACTACCAAATACTTATCTGATAGCATTGATTTACCAAAGCGCGGGTTTTCAGATATAAAATTTAAGGAGTTATTGGAGTACCTATTGTTAGCTAACATGCTCTGCAACATAACAAAGCCAAAGGACTTACCGTTGTTACCGTTGCCGTATAAGTAGAAAAAGCTAGGGTGCAACTTAATCGGCTGTGAAACATACGCAAGCATATCTAGGTAGCTGGTTATAAATGCCACACGGTCACTACGTCTTTCATAGCCTTTAACAATGTTATGTAGAAACCTTACAAGGTTAGAGCATTTACCAGACTTGATAGCATCAATCAATTTACTGTCAGATATATAAGGTACTTTCGTCTCATCCCTAAAGTATCTATGATCCTTTTCCTTTTCCACGTGTACGTAGCGCGAGGACAAGTCGCGGTCTATATCTAACATCAACAGTTCTTCTATGCTGTCTGGCAGATCGGTATAGGGGTCCGCTATGTCAGAGGCTGTCATTTCTTTAGCGTCTATGATCACTACACGATTACGCTGATTACTTACATAACGCTGGCTGCTGACGTCAATGTTTTCTACGTTAGTAAATATATCTGTAGTCAACACACTCAAAGATCGGGCTATATCTGTAAGGTCGGAGTACTCAGGCAGCGTTAGCAGGTCGTTAAATATAAGTTCGCCGTTAACTTCATTGCCTAAACGCTTTTGTGCTTTGTTTGTAAGATCATCAATGGCTATGCTGTTAGGTTGTTCTAATGCTAGTTGTTTAATGTACTTGGCTAGCTTCGCTTCTATCGTGGTTCGCGGTACGTAGTTGTAAATCTTTCTTTTGTCGTTCCATAAGTAGAAGTTACCTAACGTACATAAGCACTTATGATCTTGCAGAAACCGTGTTACAGCTTCTTGCACTATGTCTACGCTATCCTCTGTAGCTTCGTAGTCATTAGCAGCTCTAACTAAACTTTTAAACTGGGGTTCTGACATGCCAAAATGGTCTTTAAGCGAGCGGTGAACCTGCAACCTCATCGAGTCACTTTCTAGGTTCGCGGCAAGCTTTACCGCTTGTTCCATAGCTGCACCAGAACTCATAGACTTACTATCTATTTCAGAGGTGTATGCTTCAAGCTGAGCTAGTATTGACTCATCATCTGTTGGCTCTGGCGTCTCTACAGGTTCTGTTTTCTCTGGCGCTGGCTTTTTCTTGGTCTTTGTCTTTTTGCCTTTGCGTTTGTTTTCCCGTTCTATCTCTTCTTTAAAACGGCGCTTGGCTTTAGCGCTGTCATGTTCTTTAGTTAAGTTACGGTAGAACTCAGGTGGTAGTGTTGATTGCGTCTTAGCTATGTGTATCAGCGTACGATGGGTGTACCGTTGGGGCGGTATCTTTAGCTTCTTTTTCTTTTTATCTTTTTTACTCACAGCTTACAAGCCGCCCACATTCTTAAGTTGGCTTCATTGTCTCGCCTGTTGTTGTAGGCGTTATCCCCCGCCGCCCATTCTAAGAACATATCCCGCGCTTCTTTGTTGCCAGCGCTAGCGTGGTGTATGGATGATAGTAGTGGGAAAAACTCCTCATTAAGTGCGCGGAAGTTTTCAGGGTTAAGGTTGTCTAGTATTTTTTGTATTTTATCGTTGGAGATATACGCCTCGCCGTTATGTACAAACGCTTTGGCGTCGTCACCAGTCAGTTTACGCTTGGATTCTAAATGCCTACGCATGCATTTCTTATAATGCTTCTGTAGCTTCTTAGGCATTGCTGCCGGTTCGTTGTGGTTGTTATCAAGTTGTTTATAGTAGCGCTTGCCTTGCCAGTGTAGAGACGGCGGGCAGAGCTGGTAACCGTTCTTACGTGTGTCTGTTCTGCCGTAAACAGAGTCAGACTTTTTTAACGTTGTTATAGGCCATTCAGGTAATAAAAAATATAAATGAAAGCCTGCGCCAGTTTCTACCGTCAATGTTTTAGCGTGTAGCTCTACGCCTACTTCGCGGTTGATGGCCTTTAAGTCTTTGCGGTGATCTATATCAAGCACTACCACGTCAGGTGGTGAGCACATAGCTATACTCAGCTTACCTTTGTGCGCTTTGGTCAGTAGCTTGCGCGTGAGCTTTACTTGGTTGGCTTTGTCTTTCCAGCTACCGCCGTCGCGCACTACCGGGCGCTTGGATTCGCCGGGGTCAGTTTCGATCAGGGGCCAGCCGAGCCGGGATAGTAGGCGGTATGCGTCGTCTATCATGGGTGGTGGTCTAATTTTTTGGTGTCGTGATCGTGCAAGGGTTCGCAATAATAGGGGCATTTAAGCGGTAGGTCAATGTTTCGCTTGATTGTTTTTACAGTCTGTTTTACCCTTGCGAGTTCACGGTACAGACTACCAACAACCACCAGCTAACCAGCGAGGATATAGCCCCGATGAGCACCCCTGTAACACGTACTGACCTTAAGATAAAATCATTGACTGATGAGCAGGTCTTAGCAGTCACAAACTTTTGTAAAGCGATTCTAGGACGCGACCCGGCAAAAGTGGGACCGACCCCCGGCACGAACAAGAAAGATGACACACCGCCAAGCGCTAACGGCAAGGACAAAAAGAAAGGCAACGGTAAAGACAAGGAGCCGTCTAAAGTTTCAGGCGCTGGCGATGATGTAGCTATGACTGCACCACGTCTAACACGCGCAGCTAAAAAGTATGCTGATGAGTTTTCCCCTGATTCGCGTAAGCAAGTTTTAAATGCATTTGGGGCTACTACCATTGTCGGTAAAAACGGCCTTGATGAAAAAGACTATCAACAGGTGTTTGAAATATTTACATCAGGTGAGGAGTTCCAGCCGGGTAGCGGTGTGGGTTCCGGCGAGGATGACGACAATAAGAAAAAGAAAAAAGACAAAAAGAAAGACAAGGGTAAAAAGGACAAGGCCAAAGGGAAAAAGAAAGCCAAAGGAAAAAAGAAGTCTAAGGGTAAAAAGAAAAAAGCTCTAGACGATTTTCAAAAGGCTTAACCGGTATGTCACGTGATCCGTGGCAGCTTTCCGCAAGTAACGCAGGTAGGTGTATGGGTTGCTCAGGTTGGGCAGCTCTTACCTACCTTGAGCGTAAACGCATTAAGGACCGTAGCAGCATTTGGGCTGACAACGGTACCGCTGCACATAAAATCATTGAAGCTGATTTACTCGGAAAGAAAAAGCCACCTAAAAAAGCTGCCAAGCTCTTAGCTAAAACTGAAGCAAAGGAACGTCACATGCGTTCTATCAACTTTGCTATAGGCCGTGTCAATAAGTTGATTAAGAAACACGGCGGTAAGTGGTACGCGGAAAGAGCTTACAAGATATTCCCACAATATGATTTTACGGGTACGGGTGACTTTACCCTTATCAATATCAAAAAAGGTCTTATCTATGGTTGGGATTACAAACACGGTCAAGGTGTTGCAGTAGCAAGTGATGAAAACTGGCAGGGTGTCAGTTACCTAACCGCTGCTATGCAATCAATAGACAATATCAAAGACCGTAAAGCTATAACGAAACTACGTTTTGAAATTGTACAGCCTAGGTGTACGGAAGTGCAGCCAGTGCAGGTGACTAAATACACCCCCCATGAACTTAGCGAGCTAACGTCAAGGTTGCGTGAGGGTATAGCTACTACACATAAACTGGTTACGATGGCTAAAGAGCACTCAAAGAGTGATGATGTGCGTAGCGTTATAGCTGGTAACTTAGAACGTGGTGGCCATTGCCAGTTCTGTAGTGCTAAGCCCGTTTGTCCCAAATGGCAAAAAACAGCGCGTACTGTTGTTGACAAAATGGCTAAGTACAAAGCTGACAAACATCTTACAGGTTCACAAAAAGAGCTAGAGCAGCTATTAATAGATTCGCGTGGAGTTGAAAGCTACTTAAAAGAAGTTAGAAAACTTGTTCAAGCGGGCATTGCCAAAGGTAAGGGTAGCGGGCTGTTAAAAGAAATAGATGGTTCTATGCGTCGTTATCCGCGCAATGATTTTGATAAACGTGTAAGACAGTTGTTAGAGGACGATGACATAACAGCAGAACAGGCAGAGCTTATATTACCCCGTTCGCCTGCTGCACTTGGTGTTATCGAGGCAACGCTTGACCCTGAGCAAGTTAAACCATTACTTGAAACTAAACGGCTGGCTCCGACATTGGTACCAGCTACCGACAAACGACAATCACGAAAGGAAAAGGCGAAACAACGTTATGGCAAAGAAAGACAAAAAAAGTAAAAAGAGCAAAGGCGCTGAGCCGTGGGACGATGACGGCACATTAATTACACCGCTATTCCGTGTCGGCTATATCGGCCTACCCTCTGATAACGGACGTTACGAAGTAACGGCGATGTTCGATGCAGAGGACGATGACATAAGCGACCTAGAAGCGTTAGCGTTGCATGAACTTAGAAAGAACTTCGGTAAGGGTGACGATTGGGATGACCACGACGGAAGCCCGTTTCTAAGTGGGGATAAGCGAGCTAAGAAAGGAGCTAAGAAAGGCAAGCCCGTTGATTTCTACAAGGGTAAGATTTACATAAACCTAAAAACTAATTTTGAGTTTCCGATCAGTGACCACAAAGGGAACGACATAGAGCCGACTGAGAAAAAGAAACTTTACAGCGGCATGTGGTGTCGTGCTGTTGTTAGTTGTTATTCCTACGACAAAGACGGTAACAGTGGCGTAGGGTTTAACATTGAATCTTTACAAAAAATTAAGGATGATGACAAAGTAGGCGGTGGTGGTGGTATGTCAAAGAAAGACGCCAAGGACCGTTTCAAGTCTGACCCTGTTGTAGATAAGGGTGGCAAGAAAGACAAGAAAGGTAAGAAAGACAAGAAAGATAAGAAGGGTAAAAAGAAGTAATGAACAACTTAGAGCTGCCTGTAGGTGATAACGCTGAACATATTTTTACCTACCTTAAAACGCATGGTGTAGATAACGCATTCGATATGATGTTTACACAGGTTTATAGAGCGCAGGCAGCTCTACAGTTTAAATTTGAAAGTATGAAAGAGTGTACAAGCATGGTGCAAGAGTTCAGGCGTGACGCACGTATGGCCGTTGCTTCTGTCTTTGCACATAACCTTGTACTTGGCTATTACCATGCACTGCTTACCAGCTACTCTGGTGACGTTGCATTGTTAATGGGGACGAACAAATCTACAGCAGGGTTAAACAGTCGCGGTAGTTTTGTCTCGAATGACTCAAAGAAGTATGAAGTAAAGCTAGCTGCAATCATTGCAAAGTATAAAACCTACCAAGAATATGAGGCTGTAAAAAATGCGAATTAAACTTATAGATTTACATCGACCTAACGCCGATCTATTTAACTACAAATACATTTGGCCGCGTGGTCAAATCATTAACGAAGAACTGCAAGGGTATGTGCAGCCGCACACAGACCCTAACGAATTTGCAGAGCTGCTACAGAAACGCCCTGATGGTACAGCCTTAATATCAAAGCCTACCAGTGATGCTATGCGTAACTTCTGGATGCAGGAGTTCGGCTTTTCGCAAAAGTTTATGTCTGTTCTCATGACGACGCATAAACGGTTTGCCTTTAAATACGGCACGATAAAAATAGACGCAACGTTTGATGATACAAACGGGCGCTGGTGTGCAGGTTGGTTGTTGCGTGAGTTCCAACAGTGGCCGCAAGGTAAGCCGATGCTGCCAGAGTGTGATGTTATAGAGCTGGTAGGTGATGGCGTAGTTTACGGTACAGCGCACTACTACCCTACTGATGCAGAGCGTAAGCATGTAGAAGCTACCGACCCTAAAGCCAAGTTTAAAGACAACGGCATGGTAGAACGACAAGGCACCATTAAGAAAGGTGGTGGACCTACCCGGCGCGTGTATGAACTTAAATGGACTGAACAGACTATGGACTGGCTAGTTGATGGTCAGGTTTACCACAGCATCAACACGCCAGAGGACTTCAAGGGGCATATGCACTTTTTGTTAAACATTGCAGTGGGTGGAGTGTGGCCTACTGTCATTGGCAATCATGCGCCTGATGGTTCAGAGGCTACCAGCATCATTCACGACATAACCATAGAAACTGACGATCTACTCTATACGCCTGTAGATGGTATGGAAGTATCAGGCGCACCAAGTAGCGTTATTGATTCGGCGCAATCTAGCACATTGCCGCCGCTGATCACCAAAGATCCCGAGATAGAACAGGTGATAAATAATGCACAGTCAGGCCAGCCGGATCAGTTACGGCCTGATACATCTGCTGCAAATGTAAACGAACGTCACGTTCAACTGACAATGATGCTTCTTAACCTAGGTTGGATGGTAGAAAACAACCGAGATTACAAGGTGCCGCTCCTAGATGAGTTCCTTACAGGTAATAAGTACGAACCAGAGGGGGTCTTGCTCAATCGGACCGCAATGACTATGAGCCAGAGTGATCTAGATAAGGCGTGGAACGGTATAGTACAACTGTTGTCATTCTTAAAGGAGCGCACACTGAAGTGTAGGAAATACAAAAGACAGGCCGCTATCTTGCGTGAGGAGCTAGACAAAAGGACAGCGGACGCGGAGAACGGAGCAACAGCCGATACAATGGGTGATGGTCTGGCCTACACAGTCGATGATTTAAAGGCACTACCAGCAGGGCAGTTACTACGCCTACTGACTGAAACTTAACGCTAAACAAAGGCTTTAACAATATGCAACGATTAAACGTGGAACGGGTGTGGCTAGCGCACCCTGAATCTTTTCGATCATGTAAAGGGGCTATGTCATGAATTCAAGAGTTAACCGGCGCACCAGCTCCACAGGCTTACGCTATTGCGCTGTAGGAATACTTGCGATAACAGTGTTACTACTTGGTTCGCTGCTTACCCATGCTCACGCCGCCCAAACACCTAACGCTATAGGTGCAGTACAGCAAGGTTCAGACGTTGTACTTAGTTGGGAATCCTCGCCAGCCAACAGTCATGTAGATATTTACCTTGATGGCGAGCCGTTCCCGTTTGCCTCTGTCGATCCCTTTACAGACTACGTAGACGTAAACCCACCAGAGGGGTCACGCCGCTACTTTTTAGCTGGCTGTAACGAGTTTGGTGTCTGTTCGCAACCGTCGCCCATCGTAGAACTTGTAGTGGTCGGTGCAGGCCAGCCAGTACAGGCTATGCAATGCAGTATCCCTGTCAGCGATACCATTCCTAACCAAGTGCAGAATGTTCTCCTAGAGCCTCTAGCGGAGCAGGGGCAGGCGGTGCTTACATGGGACGTACTGGTGGGTGTTAATGGGTTCAATGCGGGCGGGTATAACGTCCATATCGACAATGAGTATATCGGCACTGTAGATGGCGGCGACAGCTTTACCACGTTGATCAACTACACACCGGGCGAGGTCGTACAGGTAGATGCTTTTGACAGGGACGGCACCAATGCTCTGGGCTTTCGTATCACCGAGTTTGCCCCCAAGAGTGAACCCGCTACCGTAGTGGGGTCGGATGAGGGCGTAGAGCCAGCCACAGCTCCCGTAGCAGTCGATAACAGCGCTGAGCTTGCTGAGGCACTGGCAGCGGTTGAGGTGCTAACAGAGGAGCTGGCAGCGGAGACAGCGGAGAACCTGCTACTAGCCGATATGATAGCCAGCCTGACTGACCTACTGGACGCATCCGAAACCGACGAACAGGTAATTGCTCTGACGGCGCAGGTAGAGACGCTAGAGGCCACCATACGGGCCAGAGACCTAGCATTAGCCGATTCCCTAGAAATGCTGACAGGGGCGACCACAGACAGGGATACGGCGCTTGGGATGGTTGCCAGCCTTGAGACGGACTTGGCAGCTTGCCAAGCTGAGATACCTACAGAGCTTGCTACAGGCTCTGAGTAGGTTATACTCGATGGTGCAGGGCGTTGGCTTGGTGGGTCAACCTGTACCGGAAGCCGGGGGGCGGTGTCGTGACCTTTTCCCCCGGCTTCTTTTTTTTGCCTAGGCTAACCGATCAGACGCACGTTTCAGTGCAGAAGTAGTTTAGGGAGAATTCTGTAGGGTCCGGCATCGGTTCAAAAGTGACCGCAAATGACACCATTTCATAAGCCAGCCAAAAGAGCATGAGCGCTGCAAGAGCGCTCACACCGATTAGTAATCTAGTCCACATCAGGCCGCTACGATACTCTTGGAAACCTCATTGCAATAAGCATATAGTGCGGGGCTTTTGTTAACAAGGGTGCCCAAATTGTTACCGCGTGTTGTAGTGGGCTTGTAAGCTTCCGTAACGGCGTTGAACATGCGCCAGACGCTAAAGCCGTCCTCTGTAAATTCGTCATGGCTAGGCTCATCGAACTCGCTTATAACGCGCCCTACCTGTGATGGTGCTATGATTTCCTCACGCACTAATTTTGTTACCAGTGCATCTGCCCATGACTCTTTAAGCTTTGCCTGTTTCATGACCTTGAAGTTTTGAGCCTGTGCGCGGTTGGCAACGTCAAGCCTGCCAATTGCGTCAGCAACCAAAGCCGGTAGGTCTCGCTCTACGTTGCCAGTGTGCTTACGGTTGAGCTTAACTTCACCGTGAAAGCAAAGGTTAGAGCACACAAAGATACCAGAGCCGCCTACCAAGCCTACGCTGTAGCGCTGATCGTGCGCAGCTCTGAAACCGATAACGGTAGAGAATTCGTCATTGGCAGCACCGCCCGAAACCTGAGCCATACCAAAGTAACGCTGCCCGTTGTCGCCTGAAAGAGCATGTACCATTTGGTTAACGGTGTAGTCGCGGCTGCTGAGTGTTTCAGTGATGGTGTTGATAACCAAGCGGTGTGGTATCGGATGGTGTCGCGGTCCCTGCGGAACTGGTACAGCGTCAAGGCGTGGGTCAATCAGTTCTACGCGTGAGTCACCGGCTGCGGTCATGAGGTTTAAAGTGTTCATAGTGTCGTGATCCTGTTTTATTAAAGTTTAAGTGGTGTAGTTGATTAGCGCTGGTTTTCGCCAAAGCATTTAGAACAAAGGTTTTTTGTATCGACCTCTACATCATCAGCCGATTGTATTTCAAAGTTACCCGCCTGTACCCTGAGCCAGTGACCACAGCTAAGAGTGCTGGAACCTTTGTAGGCAATATGAACCTTTTTACCTTTGAAACCGCCCCTGCATAAAATTCTTGCATCGTCTAGGTTTGCTTTCAGTTCGCCGATAGTCTTGGTAGCCATATGCTGTGCCTCTGTTGGTGTTATATAATATAACGGCAAACCCACCTACAGATGCAATAGGACTTCACAAAATGAATGTGTCGAGTTTCAAAGAATGGTATAAGCCAGCCACAGATTTTGATTTTCCTGCCTACAGTGACGCGCTACACTACATAAACTACGTGGTCAGCCACAGTGGGGGTAGACGGCCTATTAGCGGCACGATCTATTATGTAGGTAGCGGTAAAGTTATTGAAGCGCTTATAACCGTGACAACCGCTAGTAACTGGATTCCATTAGTTACAGCTACACATGATGCTAACTGGAAAGCAATAGACGCGCTTCAAGATCATTCAAGCCCATAGAGGCTGTCGCCCGCGTCTACCCATGCACCTAGGAATATTGAACCCCAAAGCAAGGCGGCTACTACTGCACCAATACAAGTAATTGCAGCGATAGCAAACAACGCAATTAGGAGCAGGTCCAATGCCCGGTTAACCCTCTTTACGAACTTACGTCTAGTATGGCGCAAGTATCTAAACACGCTGTACCAGAACCCCGCCTCTACAAGTTCCTCATGCCACACAACAAAAGGCATAACTATAACGCCCACACCGATCATCCATAGCATTAGGACGGCGCTGTAATGCATTGCCCATATGTCTGGATCAGCCATTAGATAGGTCCCTCAATACTCGCTTATGACGTACCGCCAAAATGCCCTTGTAGCTGTTCTGCTGTTTCATCGTCTAGTACCGCTGGCTTTTCTGTTTTTATGCGGTTGTATATCTCCTCACGGTGTACAGCTACATCACTAGGCGCTTCTATACCTATGCGCACTTGGTTACCTTTAACGCCTAAGATAGTGACTGTAACCTCATCACCTATCATAAGTGATTCGTTGGGCCTTCTTGAAAGTATTAGCATTGTGTTTTCCTTTATCTTTTATCGTAGTTGTAGAAGTACCAGCCGAAAAGCATCACGGCTAGGTAAAAAGAAATTAAGATTGGTACCCGTAAGATATGTGATAATCGCCAACGATAGAACACACATCTGAATAGGTTAACCAGAAAGCGGAAGTCTCTAACCCATCGTCTCCACTCACTACCACCTTTAGAATAGTCGTAGTCATGCTGTGCGCAGGCAAGGTAGACTGAATAGCCCACCACTTTGTCAAATGTATATTTAAACCCCCTGCCGCCGCAACCATTCGAGATTGTTGTAAGCGTGGCGTAGTCGAGTAGGTCATAACTCGGAGTTGTCCAAAGTTTTATCGGTTTCATCACTGATAGTCGATTCTATTAACAGGGGGATTGTCCATCAATATTACCTCTAGTCATACGGCTAAGTTCGTAGCTTTCACCTACACAAAAGGCGCACACGTGGTGTAAGGCGACCTCATCGGCAAGCCCCTGTGCATCTACCTCACATAGAGCGACGGTGCAGTAAGCCTGTTTACCATGAACAATAAGCCTATTGCACACGTCGCAGTGTGCGGGGGTTAGTGACGTTGCTGGTTTACTCTTGCCAAATGCACCTTGCACCAGAGCCTTAGCTTCTCTCCTATTACCCTCTTTCACGTCGTTTTTTACGCGGCGTACTGCTTAGGGTCAAAGGCTTGTAACGTTTTGGTACGCTGCTTAGAACCCCTAGCCGTGACGTTGTACGTACCCGTCCTGCTTTTATAGTTGATAAGGCCGCTATCTAAAAGGCCGTTAAGCGTGTGTGCCAGTGATCCCTGTGGTATGCGTTTATTTGCTGTGCGCATAATATCCGCTGCGGTTGATTCCCCAATGGCTTCAAGAATAGCAAGGGCTGTAAGTGCGTTTATAGTGAGTTTCATATCTTAGTTTTCATCCTGTTTTAGTTTGCGTAAAGTATACAAAGCACCTTTATAGATTTTATTGGTCATTTCTGACTTTTGCAGTGCTTGTTTAAGTTCGTGCTGTGCGTCTTGTACCGTTTCTATGGCCTCCGTAGCTGCTTGTTTTGCTCTGGCAGCGTCAGCCTTTAAGTAGTTAACTAGCTGCTGCTGCTGTTCTATCTTATCCTTGCGTGACATTGTTACTGCACTATCTCTGGAGCAGAGTAGAGGCGCTTGCTACTCGCTACTGTGCTTTCGTCGATAGTGCAAAATGAGTTGAACCCTGTGTAGTCCTCGCCTGTTAATCCAGTGACTATTAAAAACATATCACCGGGTTTCGCTGTTGGTAGCTCTGACACTGCTAAAACTATTGCAGAACTTAACATTGTATTGGGCGAGGGGGCTTTAGGGTCTGAGTTGCCCGCCACTAAGTACATATCCCCATACTGTGCTATGAGCAGTTCAACGGTTGTTATCAAGTCTGATGCTTTCATTTTTCAAGGTCCAAGGTTATCACTTCTATTCTGTACCCGTTGTAGGTACGCACCGCTGGCGTTGTGTTGCGTATGGCTGAGCTTAGTAGTGCTTTTAGTTGCTTTGGAAAGGCGTAGTATTCAAGCTGGTTTACTGTCGCCTGTGTATTGGCTATAGCGTGTACTACAAGCCTGTCGTCACTGCCTGTTGTAACGGTGTATTGAAATAGGTGGTCGTCTAACATAACGCTACCGCCTGACTTTCATAAGCTCTGGAAGCAAACTATACCCGTCCATCCAGTACATGTAATCGGGCTGATTAACCAAAGTGGTTACCAGTATCGTAGTTTGCTTTTCATTGTCGTTGTAGAGGTTATGCACCACAGGCTTAGTGTCGAACTGTAGTACTGGGTAAGGGTCTAGCTTACCTGTGCCGCCTGACAGTACCCCTACTGCTATCTCTACATCACCCAGTAAGTCTACCTGTGCTTGTAGCTGCGCTATTAATTCTGTCGCTTTCATCTAGCCGCCCTCACGTCGTATTGCTCCGCTACCCGCCTGTGTATGGTCATAGCAACGTTTGTGCAATAGGTCACTAGCTCATCATGCTTAGTGGCGTTCAGTCCCTTGATTTCGTTGTAGTCCATTGCACAGTAGTGACCGTAGATTGCTATGGCGTCACGCGCTATGGCTTCGTTACGTCGTTGCACCATATCAGGCTGTAAGCGTACTGTGGTCCTAGGTATCTGCGTACGGTCACCGATTCCTTTTTGCCTTGAGTTCCACATCATCACAATGTCATTCTCGCACTGTTGCATATAGGAGCTGCCAGTATCTATACGCTCTGGTATCACTTCGTATACGCCAACGGTTTCGCCTTTTGGGGTTTTCATCTTTACGTTTATTGACGTGGCTTTAACGTCCATAAACAGCCTAGCATCAGGTAGTCGCGCCTCTACAGCTAGGATTAACGCCATTGTTTTTGTAAAGTGTACATAGTTGGTTTTCATTGCCTTACCTCTGTTGGTGTTTCTTTATGGGCCTTGTCATGGAAGTGATTAAACACGGCACCCCACATTGAATAAGCCATAAATATAACTATGACCGCTACTGCTAGGACTACCATGTTCGCTAGCCCATCCATTACTTCTCCGTCGGCTCTGCTTCTTGAGCTTTAACAAGTGCAGCTAGGTTTTTCTCATAACCCTCTAAACGCTTTTTCTCAAACTTGAGGCGCTTTTTACGTGTTATCGCGTTTAGGTGCGCGGTACGCTTTTTCTCCTCCCATGCTTCTACTGATTGCTCCACCAGTTTAACGGTATCTTTTTGGGAGTTGATCAGGCGCTCCGTTTGGTTGATTTCGTCTTGTATGCTCATTGGTCCATAACCTTTCTGTAGTTTGTCAATGCGTCGGCTAAATCGTTGAGCGCAATTCTTACCGCTCTATCGCGTTTATCGACTGTGTATTGTGCTCTTTCGATCCGGCTTTGCACCTCATCAAGCAAGGTGTCAGTCAGGTATGCGTTTTTTACCTTACCCCTCTTACTCATTATCTGGTCGTATTCCGCGCTCATAGGTCTACCCCTTGATCAAGCTGCCATTTCATGTATTGCCTTTTCCAGTAGTTAATGCAGTTGTCACGTGTGCGCTGTTCTTCGTTGTCGTGACAGAAACCACCAGCCATACCGATCAGGCAGCGATGCAGTCTGTATAGCTCTTTGGGGATTTCAGTAAAGGGGGGCATCAGGTTCTGTAGTTGCAACCATTCGTCCCTAGGTATTAAAAAGTACTGGCAATGCGCATCGAAAACTAGGTAGCGGTTGAGCTTATCAGGCAGCTTGTTAAATTCGGCTAGCGAGTCACTAGAGACCGTTATCGTATCTTTGCCCATACGCGGCGCGTTGAGCGTTGTAAAGTAACGTACGGGTTCGTACTGCGATATTAACCGCATCTTTTTGTTGTTCCGGCGGTTGCGCGTTATAGGGGGGTAGGGGGTGCGTGAGCTTGCGTGGTGCGTCATTAGGCTAGGTTCCGTCTACTGGTGTGGTGTCGTCACTAGAATGTAGCACAGCGCCCTGTGTGGTGGTAGGGGCGCATTGTGCTATGCGTCACAGGTCCGGGTAGGTTTTGCCGTTTCCACCTAGTAAATGGTGCTTCAAACCCTTCCAGCACGTCTCCACCTTATGACTCTCTGGGTGCACCAGCGAAAGCGCCGGGTGCTTGATTGTCTTGCGGTATTCTTTCCAGAGCAGGCGATAGGCGTCAAGGTAGTTTGCATCATTGGTGTGCTGCCTGTAGTTGCTGCGCATTGTCTTAGCGGTACCTAATGCTATGTCATAGGATACGCCGCGTTGCATGGACGTGGATGATTTACGCATGTACTTAGCCAACAGCATTTTATTGGCTGCTGTCTGCAAACAGTTGACAGGTTGCTTGGTTGCCAGCACACGCCACAAATAAACGTTGTCGATGGACTGTGCGAGCGCTATACCGGTACTGAGCCATACAGCGTATGCATTCATGTGCGTCGGTATCAACTCTGGTTCTCGCTGTGTATGTTTGAAGTGTTTTAAATCCAATGATTGCTCAAAGACTGCTAGCGGTATTTTCTCCCGTAACGAATCGTCGTCACTTATGAGGTAGGTGTCGGCCAACAGTTTAGCGACGGTTGCGGGTGGTCTAAAGAAACGGTACTTCTGTTTTCCTCTATGGGCTTTAACCTTGTACACACCTTGCCCGATAAAGTTTTGCAGTTCGTGCTCATAGTGCATCTTGTCCAAGTTGTCCTCACTCCAGAGTCTGCACGTTTCTTGCCATTGCTCGATGCGTCTACCTGTGGCCGGGTCATCGGGCCTAAAAAGACGATAGGGAATTCTGTGCGGTGCATCTACCAGTGCAACGTAGTCGGTCAGAGTTCTGCGCACCCTTTCTAAATAGGTGGACTGTATGCGTAGAACGGCGGCTATTCTGTGCGGCTGTTGGTAGGTGTAACAGGGATTCAACGGGCCTTTGCTTTGTGTCTTGTCGACGTATTTACACAGAGGCCAGAGGGGGTTTTTACGTGCCTTTTTATCGTCCCATAGATTTAGCACAGCGCTACCTTGCTGTAGACGGTCTGTTGTTTTTAGGCTGGTGACGATTTCGTAGCGTTCGTGCTTTGAGGGGGAACCGTAGCTGTAGACACGCGGCCACCTATTTACATCTGGGCGTGTTGCTGACGCCATATAGTAATAAGACGACGTGATAAACCGGGTGTTATATAAGCCTATTAGCCTGTCGGCGGTGGTTTTTATTGTTCTCATGATTGCGCTATTTTTTTTAAAAAGTTATGGTAGTAGTCCCTACTAAGGCTCTGGGGAACTTATAATAGTAACTATAAGTAAATAGTAAGGGTAGTGGTAAGGAATTAATGTGATTTACTTACTATTACTATTATAACTTGGTGGGCCGTCGTGTCGGGGGTACTACCATAACTTTTACCCTCTGTACGACACTGTGTAAGGGTAGTGGTAAGGTCGCTATTTTGTTTTAGTGTTTTAGAAGCACGTCACTTTATTTTAGAGGTAGGTAGCTGTATTATTCCGTTGTCGCTAGAGCAGTGATATAGCCAAGGGCTGTTTATAGCCGTTACAGCTATTTCGTTGCAGCGTTAACGTAAGAAGTAAGTCCCGAGTGGCAACGGCTAACGATAAATAGCGATACTGACGGCGGGATGATCACAGCAACCAGAGTGCAATAGACTGCCAAGCGTAGTGAGCACAAACTTGATCAAGCAGTGTTGCTGCCCGCCGTCTTTTATTTTAAAATCCTCATCGACCCAAACCCGGCTCGGACGGCTACCCGCTGCATAGCGCTCGGACGCCTGACAAGTAAAACGGCAACCGATAATGCAGCTACCCGTTGCAGGCCCGTATCTTGTCGCCGGGTGCGGCTCTTACCCGTACGCTAATTGATTTAATACACGTGCAGACGGTAGCTGCTACACTCCTTCGCGCTTCGGTTCAGGTAAGCCACAGCTAAACGCTGTTGAGCCACCAGCACACGGCTGTGGCCTTGTGTGAACGTAGTATGAAGCTGCAAGGGTGCCTGTTGCTGGCTTCGTGACCCGGCTGGCAGGCACCCCCAAGTTATGCGACATAGTTCATATGTGGTAGTCTGCCCGCCCTATGTCAAGCACTAAAGCATTTCGCAGCTTCAGCGAGTCGTTCAGCGACGGCTTGAAAGACCGCCTAGACCTCGATCTAGGAGCATGGGCGGCGCACGTGTTATCAGGTGAAAACCCGTCACTACCAAGTGCGGAAGCGGCCTTTGTCAAGAAGCTCATAAAGCGCAGGCGCAAAGGCAAGCCCATCAAGGAGCGTGATATAGACGCGCTCTTGGACATGGTGGAAACCCGCATGCAATATCAAGCGCTGTCAGGAAAAGACCGCGTAGGCTTTGCTCGCCAAGTGGTGCAGAAAATAATACCTTCGCTGACCGCTACCGATCTGGAGAACGTGAGCACTCAAGAGGTAGCCAATATCCCTGTAACTGATGAGTTTAGGGAAAGCATGGTAACGCTTATCAATGACCAAATATAAACCTATACCGGGTGACGTTATTTTGTTGGCAGGCGGTACTAGCGTTATTTTTGAAATGCGGTGCATAGCAACCCTGCAATGGTGCGCATGGTATCGCGTAAAAAATAGCGACCATAGGCAATTCGTGTTTTTCGACAAAGAGGCAATCACCGCTATTTTTACGGATGACGGTGTGGTTATACCGGGGTGTCTCTGATATGCCAGCCGGGGGTACGTGTGTTAATCGTCAGCAAATGCGGTGCAGCCGTGGCAAGAATGGCTGCGGTACGCGGTTCTCTATAAGTCTGAACAAGGGGCAAGTCTACAAGCCGATACGTTGCCCGTCATGTGGTAGCGCTTGCGTTGTCAACGTCACCAAGCAACGCAAAGCAGAACGCGCCAAGCGCAAAACGTGCCGATGCCCGAACTACCCTTTTCCACATACAGCCGGTACGTTGCGTATGTGTGTAGAGCATCCTGACTTTGATAAGCCGGTAACCTACGAACAAGAACAAGAATATAAACGAGTGATAGAAACACCGCGCAGCAGCAATGGCTAAAATAGCAAAACGTCCACAGCTCAATCCGTTAGGCGTTACGTTCGAGTCAGCAGAACAGCGCCTAGCGTTGCGTACGATGGCAGAAGAAAGCCAGATTATGTTTACGCGCTACTTCTTTAGGTTGCGTGAAATGCAACGCATGACGGTCAACTGGCACCACATAGCGGTAGCGCGTGCCTATGACTTGGTTTACCAAGGAATGATACCGAGGCTGATAATAAACCTGCCCCCCGGCTTTACTAAAACCATGTTCACGACTGACTTCATTAGTCGCACTATGGGAGTTGATCCGTTAAGCCGCTCTATACAAACAACCTATAACAGCAAGCTAGCAAACAACAACAGTAAGCTGATTATGGAAACGATGGGCCTACCCGACTACCAAGCTATGTGGGGCACTGAGCTTTCCAAGGATTCAAGTAGTAAAGGGTTATGGAATACAAGACACGGTGGCGGTCTATTGTCGTCAGGTATCACAGGTACCATTACGGGTTTTCGTGCTGGTCGTGTAACGCCCGGTTACTACAGCGGTGGATTGTTTATAGATGATCCTATAAAACCTATCGACGCTAACAGTAAGCTAGTGCGCGATAACGTCAACGGTGCAATGAACGACACGCTACGTAGTCGTTTGATGCTGCCAAACGAGACACCGATAGTGCTAACGATGCAGCGTGTACACGACGATGATTTGTCAGGCTTCTTATTGCGTGGTGGTACGGGTGAACATTGGCATCACTTGATGATACCGGGCAAGATGAAAAAGGAGCATTTGAAACCGGGTAAACGTTATGCACGTAAGTACCCGTACGGCATACCCATCACCTACGACGATCTGTTTCAGACGGGCATGACGTGGCCGTTAAAGATGGACAAGAAAGAGTACAAAAAGATACAGGTAGCCGCGCCCTTTGTTGCACGTGCTCAGGTTGACCAAGACCCGGATTTGCTTGACGGTAATTTCATTAAAGGCAAGTACGTGCATTTCTATCGCGAGCTACCGGACGTTAAGAACTTTGTACGTGTAGTAGCAATAGCCGATACAGCGTTTGAAAAAGAATCGCATAACGATAGAACAGTCTGGATGGTATTCGGCTTGGCGCGTGATAACAAAGCCTACCTACTTGACTATTGGGGGCAGCGTTTGGAAGTGCCAGAGGTGGAGCAAAAACTACTTGCAGTGTGGGAGCGATTCCGCAACACAGAGACAACCAAGCTACCGCGCATAACCGAATTTCATGTCGAGAAAAAGGCCAGCGGACACGGAATCATTCAGACGATGAAACGGCGGGGGGTCTCAGTTAAAGCAGTGGAGCGTAACCGTGATAAAGTCTTTCGCGCTGCTGAATCGCTACCGGGTTTCGTAACAGGGACCATTATGCTACCAGCCAAAGGAATCAAGACGCCATTTACTAATAATCAACAATACGATTTGATGATAGATGAGCTAATGAGATTTAGTGCAGATATGACGCATACGCACGATGACTATTGCGACGTGTTATTCGATGCCTGCGAGCTGTTCTATAATAAGCCGGGTATGTTTAGGTCAACATTTAACTAAAAGGTAGTAAACCTATGGGCTATTTAATTAGTGTGTTTGTAGGCATGATCCTGTACACGTGTTTGCCGCGTAAGTGCCAACAGAAAATATTGGACATACGTAACAAGTGCATTGACAGGGTTTTTCGTAAACGCGCTACTGAACGCGATAAGGCTGAAGTAGCAAAGGCAACAGGGAGTGAGTAATCAATGCCGCATTTAGAGCCTAACAACAATGACGGACAAACCGATACAACAACGGGCACCCTTACAACGCCTGCTAACTCAAAGGTAGACCCCAATACCGGGCAACCTCTTGACAACCAAATACCGCCTAATGTCGGTTTGGGTGGTAACAGTAATGGTGGTGTAAGTAATCCAATTGCAGGTAGCGGTGATGCACTTGTGGGTACGTCGTTCTACGCATTAACAAACGTTGCACATGCTGCGCGGTTGTATGCGGGTGGTACCTATGATTGGGTTGATAACCCGTTACTGGAAGCTGGCAATACCGCCGTACCTAATCCTTATATAATTGATAACGGCGACGGTACTTTTAGCATACTCGATAGCGACGATTTTCCGCGTCCCGGTGCAACGCCTGCTGATGTAGGTACGCACGTTGATGACACCACAGCAGCTAATGGTTTAACGGGTACTGTGACTGGTCCTGCTAACCCTGTTTCTACACAAGTAAACGGCGGCGGTGGTAACAGTGTACGCACTACACAACAGCGTAATATCAGTATAAGCGGTGACGCGGAAACAGCACCTAATCACCGTAAGTGGTTTTTTGGTATCTATGGTGATGCTATTGCGGCTGCTGTTGCAGGAACAACGCCGGGTGGTGGTAGTGGTGTTAGTGAGCTTGACGCGTTAACAGACTTAAACACTGCGCTTGCTGAAATGACAGCGGGTGCTTACGTTATCCTTGCTGATGGCACTGGTGGTTATAGTTTGGTGGAAGCAAGCAGCCAACAGGGACCAGTAGGCGATAAAGGTCCTGTAGGCGATAAAGGTCCTGTAGGCGATAAAGGTCCTGTAGGCGATAGCGGTCCTGATGGTGCGCAAGGTCCTGATGGTGCGCAAGGTCCTGATGGTGCGCAAGGTCCTGATGGTGCGCAAGGTCCTGATGGTGAGCAAGGCTTGCCCGGTGATGATGGTGTCGATGG